CTCTTGTGGAGAATGGTACAAGTAAGGAGGTAGACCTTCCTGCTTCTGGTGGAGGTTCTGCCGAACTTCCTAAGGAAACAAAGGATAAACTAGAAGAACTATCTAAGTATGGTTACATTATTAAGGCTTTAGGTGGGGTACTTCCTTTAAAGAAAGAAGTGTACTCAGACGGTATAAACAATGTTTTAATGTATGTTTCAGGAACAGGGGAAATAGATAGACCTTATGCACTGACTTTTATTGGGATAGGTTCTTATTATAGAGAAGCTCCCTATACACTTCTTACTCCTAAAAACAGTGCTGGTGAGAACATAACTCAGCACCCTGATTTTAGTAGAATGGTTTATGATGGACAAGTATTTACTGTTATGGGACAAGAGATTGTATACCATGAAAACACTCATTCATTAGACATTTCTAAGTTACCTATCGGTGTTAGTTCATTCACGCTATTGAACTAATAAGGAGTATCAAATGGCAGATAACATTGTAAATGTTTATGTTGGGGAAAACCTTAGTGAGGACCTATTAGTATCAGAAGATAGTTTGGTAATTGATAAGTTTAGTTTATTTTTAGACTCATTTTTTGAAATTCAGATGGACACCTCAAAAGTTTACTTTGGTGGGCTTAAAAAAGCGTCACCTCTTATAGTAACAGGAAATGGAGAAGATATTCCTCTCTTGTTAAACTTTTATGGAGATATAGCTAGTGACTCAGATACTTTAGTATTAGATAGCTTTTTTAATCAAAAAGGTTCTCCTATAAAGGATTATCAGCTTTATCCTCTCTTTGACCCTGCTACTCATGATTTTTTCTATAAAGAAGAAAAACTTGAAGTAGACCCTGTGGGGAATGTGCTTCTTTCTAAAGTACCTAAAGGACTTCCTTTTGTCCAACTAGAAGCTAGGCGTAAGAGGTAATAATGAATAACCAATGGATTGACAATATTCTTAGTAGACAGGAAGTAATAACCTCTGTGACCCTAGTAATCACAACGTTATGTACCTTCCTTGTGACTAAGCTAACACAGAAGACTAAAGAGGCAGAAGCTCATCAAGAGGCTCAAGAGGAAATGGCTAGAAGCAATAAGCGCTCAGCCCTTAGAAATGAATACCTTCAAATCTATAATTCAACTGAGTTCTCTTGGGAACAGAAGTACCACTTAACTCGTGAGATTATCACATCATACTACGCTCTTAATGGAAATCACTACATTCATGAGCTAGACGAAAGACTTTACTATAAGAAAGAGGAAGAAGTAAATGAACCTAACGAATAAACAATATGACATTGCTAAACGCATTATCACAGTAGTTATCCCAGCGTTTATCACGTTGCTAACTGCGCTAGGAGGTATCTATAAATTTGACCCATCTGTTGCTATCGGTACTATTTCCGCTATCACTGTGTTTGCAGGTGTGGTTCTTGGTATCTCAAGTAATAACTATGCGAAAAATCAGGAAGAAACAGAAACAAAACAAGGAGAACAGTAATGGCGATTAGTTACCAAGACTTTAAGAACAAAACGCTTGGTAATGGCTATGATGTAGACGGTTGGTTCCAATTTCAGTGCTGGGATTTCTATGCACAGTTCTGTATAGAAAACGGAGTTCCTTATGCTAACTGCACTGTGTCAGGATTTGTAAAGGACCTGTGGGAACAACGCCACAGTAATGGTATTCTGAATTACTTTGATGAAGTAAGTATCCTACAGCCGGGTGACCTTGTAATATTCAGAGAGCACCCTTGGACTCCTTACTCCCATGTGGCTATCTTTGATAGTGACATTGATGGTGTGTATGGAATGTTCTTAGGGCAAAACCAAGGACCAGACAGTAGCCTAGATAGAGGCGGTGTTGCTTCTCTTGTGAGACTTCCTTACGAAGCTACCTTTGATACAGCCTTCCGTCTTAAGCCGGGAGTTGGTGGTCAAGCTAATCAAGCTACTCAAACAAGCTCAGCTAGCGGACGAGGCTTCGTAAATGGAGCTCCGGGACTTAAGAAGGACGAATACTTCTTAGATGTATCAGCCTACCAATCAGCAGACCTCACAGTTATTACACAACAATCAGGTACTAACAAGACAATCATTAAGGTCAGTGAGCACACTACCTACCTGTCAGAAGTTAGACAAGCTCAGGCTGACTCCTCTGTGCCTATTGGGTATTACCACTTTGCACGATTTGGAGGTGATGTAGGGCAAGCTCTTGCAGAAGCTAATTTCTTCCTGAGCAACCTACCTAGCAAGCCTGTGAACTATCTGGTCTGTGACTATGAGGATAATGCTAGTGGAGACGTGGAAGCCAATACACAGGCAATCTTAGCCTTCATGGACGCATGTGCTGGCAAGGGCTATCAGCCTATCTATTACTCATACAAGCCATATACTTTAGCAAACGTAAACTATAGAGCCATCTTGGCTAAATACCCTAATTCTCTGTGGATTGCAGCGTATCCTAACTATGAGGTAACTCCTACTCCTGTGTGGGAAGTGTATCCTACCATGGAAGGTATCCGCTGGTGGCAGTTCACTAGTACAGGTATTGCTGGTGGCTTAGATAAAAACATTGCTATTCTTAGTGATGATATTGCAAACAACCAATTTGAAGAAGAGGAAGACGAAATGACAAACTATGTAATCCGAAGCAATTCAGGTAAGCAGGGCTACCTTGCTATTACTAATGGAATTGTTTGGGGAATTGGAGACATTAAAACTGTAGGTGAGCTTCAAAATGCTAAGCATGTTCACCTCAACCTACCAGACGGAGACTTTGACCGTTTCATTAACGCACAGAAGTCTGATGATGTGACGCAAGAGGCTATCGCAAAAGCTATCGAAGACGCTAACAAGAGCCTTACCGAAGTTATTGCAGGTGAGCCTAAGGAATAGACCCTAGGGGTTGAGGAGGGAATATGTAAATGTTTCCTCTTCTTTTTAGTAGGAGGAGTTATGTCCAATAAAAATCTACCCTGTGTATTTCCAGACCCTATGTGTCCTCCTAAAGAAGATGGCACTAAGTGGACTGAGCAGGAATTGGCTAAGAGTGAGCAATTACTTGAAGCATATAAGGTAGACCTGTGTAAATGGATTGATGAGAAATGTAACTATAATGGAGGTATTACTCCTGAGGAAAAGGCTGAGTATGAACGTAAGCTACTTGCCTATAACAATGCTTTAGCACGTTACAAAGAACTCATTGAGAAATATGAAACCTACCTAATTAACAAATCTGAATATGATAAAAAATTAGCTTCTTATACTAAGGAGCGTAATGCTATTCAAGCTGAGATTACCCGTATTACAGCAGAAAACGCTGAGCGGACTAAGAGAAATCAGGCTAAGCAAGACCGGTACACAGCTGATAAAGCTCAGTATGACAAGGATATTGTTGTCTATCGTCAGAAGAAGCGTGAATATGATGAGGCTGTTGACCCTGAACGTAGACGTAGGCTTGAGAATGAAGCACTACAACAAGCGCTAGACCGTGTGCAACGTACCACACGCATGAATATGTTCTCTTCTGGCTCAAGCACAGGAGGTGGAGCATACACAAGTGTAACCACTAACGGTAATGAGTTTACTATCCAATGGAGGATGGTAAACACAGGGCGTGTAGTAGGTAACGGTGTGCTTCGTGGTAATGTTGAATATCGCTTTGTGCGTAAGGAAGACAGGATTGAGGCTTACATTGTAGCCTTCAACTTGACTAGTGCTAACTATTCATTTAACCCAAATGATACATGGGCTTCTGCTGGAGCTACCTTCACTGTGTACACTCCTAATAGCCAAATCATTTGGACAAAATCTTATGACCCTTACCAGCCATTCAGTGAGAATATTAACAGACGTGTAGAGCTTAATAGTCAAACACCTATCCAGCTTACAGGGTCTACATCGGGACGTGTAGGTATTCTGTGGACTCGTGATATGTGGATTGATGAACCTACTCAAAGTAGTGTGGATATTAACTTCACTATGGACCGTCTTGATGTTCAAGTACCACATATCCCAATCCCACCTAAGCCAGAAGAGCCTAAAGAGCCCCCTAGACCAGTGCTAGAGCCTCAGCTCCCTGTACCTAGTTTACCCAATAATCCTCCACAAGAGCCTCCTAGGGTTGATAAACCTGACAAACCGGGAGAACCTCCTGTGCCCCCTACTCCTAGACCCCTTAGACCAAGGCCTAAGCGTCCTTGTAAGAAGTGTAATGAGTGTGAGGAATGTGAGGATATTGGTAGAGGACCTGATGTCTGTGAAGACCTTAAGGCTATTGCACAGGAGCGTTTCCAACGTGCTGGGGTACACGAGCTTAGAAATAAGTACGTAGTGAACCTGCCTAATGTTATCAGACGCTCAACCTACGGGCTCTGGTGTGTTACTAAGAACATTATCAATCAGCTCTGTCATGTAGGGGAAGAGTTTCAGTGCTTACGTGAGCAAACAGACCATCTACGTAAAGAGCAGATGTGTATTCAGAACGCACAGCAGGCTTCCTGTGAGCGTTTAGCTAAGATAGCTAAGAATAACTATGACATAGGTAATAACGTGAGAAATAGGCTCATTCAGAAGCTCAGAGACGACGCACAGAAGAAGTCTATTGATATTGCTAACCAGACAGTCCGCATGAACATGTTCCCTAGAGGCTCACAAGCAGGCTCAGGTACTTACACAAGAGTATCTACCTCAGGTACTAACTTTACCATTGAGTGGAACATGGTAGGTGGAGCTGTAATTGGTAATGGTAGCATTAATGGAACAGTAGAGCGTGAGTTCAGGCTTAATACAACCACAGGGTATGTAGAGGCTTTCCTAAAGGCTGTTACTATCACCTCTGTGAGATATGAGCCTACAGGCGCTATGACAGGGGCTTCTACAGCTACTATGGCTGTGTTTGATGGAGCAGGCAATCAGGTTTACTATAAAGCCTATGACCCATTCCGTTCGTTTAATGAAAGCCCTAACCGTAGAATTGAGTATAATAGAACAGTACCACTACAGACCACAGGCTCTACTGGAGGCTCTGTGCACGTACTTTCTACTCGTGATACTTGGCTTTATGACCCTACCTATGGACAGCTAGAGGTAAACTTCACACGGGATAATCTTATTCCTATTGATATTCCTCCTGTGCCTGATATTCCTAAGGTAGAGATTGATTGTGGAAGCTGTGAGGTGAAAGAATTTGACTGTTAAGGAATGTAGTTCCTGTGGAGATAAGTGTGGGCACTTCATATGTCAGGCAAGAAAGTATGCCTTGTGTGATTGCCCTACTATCACTCCGGGAAGAGACGCATGTAATGCTTTACATGACCTAAATGATAATAAGATTAAGCTAATGGCACAGCGGAATGAGTCCCTACTAGCCTGTGATATTCCTAAGTTCTTAGGCAGGCTATTCAGGGGTATCTCCTGTGTCTATAAGAATATGATATTGCAACTATGCTGGATTATTAAGAATATTTGCTGTATCTACTCACGTACTAAAGTTATTGATGAAAATAACAAATGTATCAACAAGAAGCAAGAGAAAATGGTTCAGGGAATGAAAGACCTGCAAGCTCAGATGAATAAAATCTTGGAGCTTTATAACCAGTATGCCACAACTAAGATTGTGGTAGCTGACAGCTCTTTTGAGGGACTTGTAGCCACTCTTGAAGCACTACCAGAGGAGGAGCTTTAATGGCAGACTGCGTAACTTGTATGAAATGCAGGTTTAAGGAATGTCAGTGTGATAATGGTTGCAAACCTAAATGCATAGATATAGGCAAGACCTGTGATGATACCTGTCAAAAGGTAAAGGACTTGCACAAAGACCTACTAGAGCCCATAGCTCCCATGTTTGAAACAGGTATGCCCTGTGATATGAGGGAGCTTAGCTCTAAGGGCTTTAGTAATGTATTTATGTTTGTCAACAATTTTATCAATGTCCTGTGTCACACGCTAGGGCTGACTGATATTTTAAATGACCGTATTAAGGCAAACAAAAAGAACCTTGAAGAGCTTAATAAAGCTAACGAGGCTCTGTGTGGTAGGATAAATGAACTCACAAGAAATGCCAATAAGTTGGTTACAGCTTCTAATTCTACTGTGTCTGACGCTATTGCATATAACAATAAGCTGAAACGTGAGTACAATGAGCAAGCTTCCTTTGTGAATGAATATAACAAGGGTGCACTTATTAAGTACCAACAAGACCAGCAAGAATACACAAGCCGTATCTCTATCTTACAGGCTAACTTGACTAAGGAAGGCTATCCTCAGGCAGTGGCTAGTCAGTACCTTCAAATGTCTCCTAACACTGTTATGGCTAAGACAATTAGAGGACGTAAGCTAAGCTCTGATACTAAAGAGCCTGCAAGTGTCAATCCTATCCCAGATGTGTCTACCTTTACCTCAAATGAATTGGTCTATACCTATTTAAAAGAGCGTGAGGAAATGACGGTAGACTTTGCAAATGCAACTACAATCATGTCAGGGAAAGAGATTTCATCTATCAAGATGAGGATTACTCTTGTGTCAACTGAGCACCCTAAGAAGGGTGTGATTATTGGAGTACCTACAAATCCATATAAGCAAATCACTATCCACACAGAGGGTAGCAATGAGCAGTATAGCTCTGAGCTTATTGTAGAGGTACGTTTCTTTACTGCTGATGGTAAGGAAGTTAAGCCTACCTATAAAGAAACAGCTATCCTGAACCTGCAACCATTTGGTGCTGAGTCAGGTCAGGGTACTTACTTCTCAGTTGATACTGGTTACACTGTGCCTATCAATGGCTCTTATGTAACAGCACAGAACGGTAGGCTAAGTAACTACACTAGAAATCCCCTAGGAGAAGGTCCTAAGTCTACTGTATGGGGAGTGTTCACTGACACTATCGCATTTAATGTAGGAAGCTACAAGAAGAATGTATCAGGATTTAATCTGAATACATCTCC